TTACACAGACTACTTAGACAACTACCGTCCCGGTGAAGACATGAATGGTACTGGTGGGTATGGACCAGCCATTGCTGTCTATCAAACACAAGAAGCTAAGTTTGGTTTAACTCCACTGCCTGATCAGGCTTATGAGGTGGAGTATAAGTATTGGTCTTTTCCTGCTGACTTATCTGTCTCTACAGATGTATGCATTATTCCAGATAGATTTACCAGTGTATTAATTGATGGTGCTATGTTCTACATGTTGATGTTTAGATCTAATGAACAAGGTGCTTCTATTTACAAAGAAAAGTTTGATAATGGCATCAGGACAATGCGTAGGCTTTTGTTAGATGAGCCTTTATATATGCGTTCAACAATGATTGTTAAGCCTTCTTTTAATCCAAGAGTGTTTTAATGGCAGACAGAATAAGTGGCTTTAAGGTTTCTTGTATTGGTGGAATGAACACCAATAGGGATGTACTAACTCAGGGTGAGATGTATCCCGGGTCTGCTACACAACTTATTAATTATGAGCCAGCTATTTCTGGTGGCTATAGACGGATTAGTGGATATGCTAATAACTACGGCACAGTGACAGGGACGGGTAGTGTGCTAGGTGTGTTTGTATGTGAAGATATTAACAATGGTATCTTTGCTTGTCGTAAACCATCAGCAGGTACTAATTACTTTTACAGATGGAACACTTCTACTAGTGCTTGGGTGGCTGTAACAACTCCCGGCACTGTAACAATGGTGGGAGTTAAGAAGGTTCGCTTTGTTCGCTACAACTGGATTGGTGTAAGGATGGCTTTAGTTGATGGAATTAATCCAGCAGCTATCTATGATGGAACCACTTACACACAAATTACACATGCTAATGCTCCTAATTCTCCAAAGTATTTAGCTGCATTTAAGAACCATATGTTCTTAGCTGGTGATCCCTCTGATCCTTTTAACTTATATATTTCAGCTCCGATGGCTGAAACAGATTTTAACCCAGCTAACGGTGCTGGTGTTATTAATGTAGGTTTTGAGATTGTTCAGATAAAAGCATTTAGAGATACGCTGTACATCTTTGGTAAGAATGCCATTAAGAGTTTAACTGGTACTAACATTGCTGACTTTGTTGTTAGTGAAGTGACAACAAATCTAGGTTGTGTTGTTCCTGATAGTGTGGTAGAACTTGGTGGTAGCTTAATATTCTTAGGACCAGATGGTTTTAGACCAATATCAGGCACAAATAAAATTGGTGATGTGGAGCTAGAAACAATTTCTAGACAAATTCAATTTACCATCACTTCAATCTTAAAAGAAATGGTAGCTGGTTCTATCGATCCTGAGACATTAAGTTCAGTTGTTATTCGTAAGAAGTCACAGTTTAGATTGTTCATACCCGCAGAGGGAACCTTTGGTTTATTAGGTGGTTTGAGGGAAGGTGATGGTGGTGTAGCTTTTGAGTTTAGTCAACTATTTGATTTTCCAGCTACTTGTTCTTCCAGTGGCTATATAGGGATAGATGAGATTGTTATTCATGGAGATGCTACTGGTAAGGTACATCAACAAGAAACAGGAAGTTCTTTTAATTCTTCTACAATTTTAAGTGTCTATCAAACACCTTATTATTATTTCCAAGATCCTACCATTAGAAAGAACTTCTATAATTTTACTACCTTCTTGCGTAGTGAAGGAAGCTCTACTATTAGTTTAGGTGTTAGCTATGACTTTGATGATAGTCAGAATGTGTTTAATCCTTCTAACTATTCGATGACAACAACAGGTGCAGCGGCCTATTACAATGAAGCTGTTTATGATGCTGCTGCAATCTTTGATGGTAACCCATCACCAGTTGAGAAAGTAAATATTGAAGGCTCTGGATTCTCCATTGCTTTCAAGTATGTGACTAATGATACGAATGCTAGTCATACGATTCAGGGCTTGGTCTTGAATTATTCAATGAATGACAGACGCTAAGGAGAACTACCTTGACAGGTTATGTAAGACAATCCGCTGCTGATATTGTACCTACCGCAGTTGTACGGGCAGCTCCTATTAACAATGAGCTTAATGCTCTTCGTGATGCGTTTGTTGCTAATGGTGGACACAAGCACGATGGTACTGCTGCTGAGGGACATCCTGTTCCTGTCATTGGTGACACTGACTTATTAAATAAGATTGCTACCGATACAGCTAACAATCGTCATGGTGTGTTTGTTGAGGTGAGTGCTGCTGCTGTTGAGCAGGTGCGTTTCCAAGACGGAGCTATTGTTCCAGTAACAGACAATGACATTGACTTAGGTACAGGTGCTCTTGAGTTTAAAGATTTGTACATTGATGGCACAGCAAACATTGACAGCTTAGTTGCTGACACTGCTGATATCAATGGAGGCACAGTGGATGGTGCAGTGATTGGTGGTAGCTCCACTGCTGCAGCAAACTTTACAACTGTTAGTGCTTCTGGTGCTATTACATCCACTCTAGCTACAGGTTCTGCTCCTTTTGTTGTAGCCTCTACAACCAAGGTAGCCAACCTTAATGTGGATCAACTTGATGGTGCAGACTGGGCTGCTCCTGCTGCCATTGGTACAGGCACACCTGCTGCTGGTACATTCACTGCACTTACAGCTAACACTTCTTTAGTTGCTGCTACGGCTGATATTAACGCAGGTACTATTGATGGTGCTGTGATTGGTGGTTCTTCTGCACAAGCCATCACAGGCACTACAGTAACTGCCTCTACAGGCTTTGTTGGTAATCTTACTGGTGATGTCACAGGTAACACAGCAGGTACACATACTGGTGCTGTAACAGGTAATGTTACAGGCAACTTAACTGGTAATGTTACAGCGTCTACAGGTACATCTTCTTTCAATGATGTCACTATCAACGGTGGTTTGAACATGGATGCTTCTTCAGCAGCCACCATCACCAATCTTACCAGCCCTACTAATACAAATGATGCAGCCACTAAAGGCTATGTTGATACATCTATCAGCAACTTAGTAGCATCTGCTCCATCTACACTTGACACATTGAATGAGATTGCAGCAGCGTTAGGGAACGATGCAAGCTTATCCACCACTCTTACCAATTCCATTGCAACAAAACTAGCACTTGCTGGTGGCACTATGAGTGGTGCTATTGCAATGGGAACAAACAAGATTACAGGTCTTGGCAATCCCACAGCAAACCAAGACGCAGCCACTAAAACTTATGTAGACACTGCTGATGCATTGAACTTGGCTAAAGCTGGTGGCACTATGTCTGGTGCTATTGCGATGGGTACTAATAAGATTACAGGCTTAGGTACTCCAACAGATAATGCTGACGCTACAACTAAACTGTATGTTGATACTGTTTTAGGTAGTGCTACGGCTGCTGCTGCTTCGGCTGCTGCTGCGGCTACATCAGCTTCTAATGCTGCTACCAGTGAAGGTAATGCAGCTACATCAGCAAGCACAGCTTCTACAGCAGCTACTAATGCTGCTAATAGTTATGATTCTTTTGATGATAGATATTTAGGAAGTAAATCAACTGTTCCTACATTGGACAATGATGGCAATGCTTTATTAACAGGTGCTCTGTATTGGAACTCTGTGTCTAACACTATGTTTGTGTACACAGGTTCTTCTTGGGTTGCTGCTGGCTCTGCTGTCAATGGCACTTCAGAAAGAAATTTATATACAGCAACATCAGGACAGACAACATTTGCAGCAACATATGATGTTGGTTATGTTGATGTCTATTTGAATGGTGCTAAGCTGGCAGCTACTTCAGACTTTACAGCCAATGATGGTGTATCTGTTGTGTTAGCTACAGGAGCCACCACTGGTGACATTGTTGACATTGTTGCTTATGCTGCTTTTGAACTTGCTAATGTATATACACAAACACAATCAGATGCTAGATTCTTAAGAATTGCTAACAACCTTTCAGACTTGGCTAGTGCTTCCACTGCTAGAACAAACTTAGGACTAGGCACAGCAGCTACTACAGCTAGTTCAGCATATGCTACATCAGCACAGGGTGCATTGGCTGACTCAGCTTTGCAAGCTGCTGCCATTGGAACTACAGTACAGGCATATGATGCTGATCTAACAACACTGGGTGCTGGTGGTTCTTCTGCTCGTTCATTTCTTGGACTAGCTATTGGTACTGATGTACAAGCATATGATGCTGATCTAACAACACTGGGTGCTGGTGGTAGTGGTGCTCGTTCATTCCTTGGACTTGCTATTGGTACTGATGTACAAGCCTACAACGCTAACATAGCCACTACCAACACAGCACAGACCTTCACAGCTACACAGACATTCTCAGGCACATCTTCTACCCAAGCTATCATCCTAAACGATGCAGCAGAAGTAACTACAGTATCAGCCACCGCAGCCACAGGCACGATCAATTACGACATCACAACTCAGTCAGTCCTATATTACACAAGCAACGCAAGTGCTAACTGGACTGTTAACTTCAGAGCCTCTAGCGGTACTTCATTAGATACATTGATGAGTACAGGTCAATCAATGACTGTGGCTTTCTTAGTCACTCAAGGTGCTACTGCTTATTACAACTCTGCTGTGCAAGTGGATGGCACTACTTCTGGAGTGACTACTAGGTGGCTTGGTGGTGCGCCTGCTGCGGGTAATGCTAGTGGCATCGACAGTTACCGCTATCTGATTATTAAAACAGGTAGTGCGACTTTCACAGTCTTGGCAAGCAACACACAATTTAAGGCTTAACACCATGCCATTACAAGCGACTAGCGGTGCAGCTTCTTATGATGCCTTTGGTGGTGGTGTCCCTGTTGTTCCTGCTTATATTGAAGAAGTTTTTAGCACCTACCTCTACACAGGTAATGGCTCTACACAGACCATCACCAATGGCATTGATTTGTCGGATAAGGGAGGGGCAACTTGGCTTAAGGTGCGTGATCTTGCGGGGGAAGAACCAACACTCTTTAGCACGGATACCACTCATGGTATAGGAACAAACACCACTGGATTTAACACACGACTCAAATCAAGTTTTTGGTCGCCCACCTCCAGCGGTTTTGATATCCTTAGCGGCAATCCTGTTGAAAACGAAAATGCAAAGAAGTATGTAAGTTGGACATTTCGCAAGCAACCAAAGTTTTTTGATGTTGTGACTTATACGGGGAATGGTGGCACACTCACAGTTTCACATAATCTTGGTTCAACTCCCGGTTGCATCATGGTTAAAAAAACAAGTGGTGCAGAAAATTGGTATGTTTGGCATAGAAGTTTAAACTCAGGTAGTAACAGCACTTTTATAAATCTAAATTTAACAGCGGCAGCAACAAATGGTTCTGTATTTGGCGGTAATTCATTGCCACCAACAAGTACAAATTTTTCTGTTGGGCCGGGCGTTTCTGTAACAAATGGTTCTGGTGAAACTTACGTAGCCTATCTATTCGCCCATGACGCAGGAGGCTTTGGCCTGACTGGTACAGACAATGTGATTTCGTGTGGGTCGTTTACTACTGATGGTTCTGGCAATGCAACTGTAAGCCTTGGGTATGAACCTCAGTGGATATTAGTAAAAGCAACTGCAACTGCCGGTGGAAATTGGGAGATGTATGACAATATGCGTGGATTGCCAGCGGGTACACCAAGTGGTTCCGCCCCTTATAGCGCATTGTTATTTGCAAACTTAACAAATGCCGAGCAAAACGGCACGATGAAAATTAACAGTACTGGTTTTGCTTATGCTGGTTGGGTAAGTGAACCTTTCATCTACATAGCCATTCGTAGAGGCCCGATGAAAGTGCCTACAAGTGGGACTAGTGTTTATAACGCTGACTTCTATAAAGGCCCAAATTCTCCACCAGCATGGATTTCAGGTTTTGTAACTGATGTAGGTATTTATAAGAATAGATCTGGTGGAGGCTCTAATACTTTTGATAGGTTACGGGGTGAACAACAGTTGTCAATGGATACAACAGATGCGGAAAGCGTTAGTAACATTGGTCGTTTTGATTTCATGAATGGCTGGTACAACCAGAGTGGTGCAGAAGATACAACTCTGATGTCTTGGATGTTTAGGCGTGCTCCATCCTTTATGGATGTGGTTTGCTATACAGGCACGGGAAGCAATACAAATATTACGCATAACTTGGGCGTAGTGCCTGAAATGATTATCTGCAAACAGCGTTCGGCAGTTAGAGCTTGGGCGGTTTATCACGTTGCAGGGGGGAATGGAAGAGGCTATTATCTAAATGATTCTAGTACGGGAGATGCTAGCAGTCTATTCTGGAATTCTACAACTCCAAATGCAACATCATTCAGAGTTGGTATAGCCTCGGCAACGAATCAAGCTTCTCAAACATTTGTTTCTTATCTATTTGCAACTTGCGCTGGTGTTTCAAAAGTGGGTTCATACACAGGTACAGCAACAACACTTCAAGTTGATTGTGGCTTTACAGGCGGTGCAAGGTTTATCTTAATCAAACGCACAGACTCAACTGGCGACTGGTATGTGTGGGATTCATTAAGGGGAATCGTAAGTGGTAATGACCCTTACTTGCTCTTAAACGGGGGAGGAGCCTCTCCTGAAGTAACTAACACAGACTACATTGACACATACAGCGCAGGGTTTGAGATTAGCTCAACTGCACCATCCGCTATCAATGCGAGTGGTGGCACATTCATATTCTTAGCAATTGCTTGAGGTAATTAAAATGCAAATCAGAACAAATAATGGACAAGTCATGTACGAAGCAGAGTTTCGTGCATACACAAAAGCCAATGGTGGCCCATCATGGGAGACAACAACAACTGAAGTCTTGGAAAGCTTGGGTGCTGATGTAGTCTTTGAAGGCCCACAAGCTACTGGCGGTACTGTTTACCAATACTCTCAAGCCTCTGGTGTTGAGCAGATTGATGGCAAGTGGTACACAAAGCATATCCTTGGCCCTGTCTTTATTGACCAAGTGGTAGATGGTGTAACTACTACTGCTGCTGAACAAGAAGTGGCTTACAAGGCTTCTAAGGATGCTGAACAGGCTAATAGTGTTCGTGCTTCTAGGGATGCTAAGTTATCTGAGACTGATTGGAGATTTCGTAGCGATATGACACCATCTCAAGAGTGGAAAGATTACTGCCAAACATTGAGGGATATTCCTTCTCAAGAAGGCTTTCCTTGGACAATCGTGTGGCCTACACAACCGGAGTAAACATAGATGACTAAAGCAAGAACACTAGGTAATTTTGTAAGCACAGGGAATCCCCTGTCTGATGGTAGCATTACAGCCAGTGATATATCTGGGCTTGGCACTGGAGTGGCTACAGCTTTAGCTGTTAATGTTGGATCTGCAGGTGCTCCAGTAGTTAATGGTGGTGCATTAGGTACACCCTCTAGTGGTACGCTAACCAGTGCTACAGGGTTACCTTTAACTACGGGTGTGACAGGTACATTGCCTATCGCCAACGGAGGTACAAATTCAACAGCCACACCAACAGCAGGAACTGTTCCTTATGGTACTGGAACTGCTTTTGCATTTACAAGTGCTGGAACATCAGGTCAATTGCTACAGAGCAATGGAGCCTCTGCTCCCACTTGGGTAGCTGCACCAGCCACTTCTGCTGCTGGCTCTACAGGGCAATTGCAATATAACAATGCAGGAGCTTTTGCTGCTGTTTCTTCTGGTACATCAGGACAGGTATTGACAAGTGCTGGCTCAGGTGTTGTACCTACTTGGACAACACCCGGTGGTGGCTCAATGATTCTTTTATCAACTGTAACAGCTAGTAATGCAGCAACTGCTGATGTTGAAACTACTTTTAACTCAACCTATGATAACTACGTCATCATGGCTACAGGTGTTATTGGGGAGTTAGACAACAGAACAAAACTTATGCGGTTTAAAATAGACGGCACTTACAAAACTGCTGGTTATAGAGGTGTTCTTTGGTCAAGTGCTTACACTTCTGGCGTTGGAACAATATCAGCCACTAACGATGGAATTATTCTTTTTGAATCTCATTATGCGTCAACACGTCCACTCGAAAAATCAGATTTTACTGTTTATATAAATAGGCCAAGTGATACAACTGCATATAAAAATGTGCATTTTATAGGTGCAGGTTTTGGTGAGAGTTCTAGTGCGGCTCTTCGTAATGTAGCTGTTGAAGGTGGTGGAACTTGGGCTGATAATACAAATGCAATTACAGGCTTCCAATTTTTATGCTCGGCTGGCAACATAACTGGCACATTCCGTTTGTATGGTATCAAGAAAAGTTAAGGACTAAATCATGGCAAGATTTCACGCAACATCAGAAGGCAACATCCCATTCACTGCGGAAGAAGAAGTACAACGTGATGCGGAAGAAGCGCAAGCATTAGTCAAGGAAGCAGAACTAGCTAAAACACAATATCAACGTGACAGGGCTTCTGAATACCCATCAATCAATAACTACATTGATGGCGTAGTCAAAGGTGACCAAGCTCAAATACAAGCATACATTGATGCGTGTCTTGCTGTGAAGCTGAAGTATCCAAAGCCTAGTACATCATGACCGAAGAAGTAACCCACAACCAAATCTATGAACGCCTATGTGCTGTTGAAGCTAAGGTAGATCAGCTAGACAAGAACACACAAGCTGTTGTCACTGCCTTCAACGCAGCCTCTGGTGCATTCGTTGTACTTGAATGGCTTGCTAGAGCAGTGAAGCCTGTCTTAATTATTGGTGCATTCTGTGGAGCCATATGGCTGGCTATAGAAAACAAGCTGCATCAGTAATACTTTTATTATTCATATCTTTCCCTATAGCGTCCAAGGAGGAAAAATATAGATGTGTCCGATGGACATGGACTGGAGATGTATATAACCGAAAGGTTGTATGCCTTGAATGGAAAAAGGTTGAGCGATGATTGATCCGATGACAGCCCTAGCTGGCATACAGAACGCAATCAGCATGGTCAAGAAGGCCAGCAAAGTAGCCAGTGATCTAGGTTCTTTAGCCCCAATGATTGGGAAGCTTTTTGATGCTAAAAGCACAGCTACTAAGGCACTGATTGAGGCGAAGAAGAGTAAGGGTTCCAACATGGGGACAGCCTTACAGATTGAGATGGCACTAGAACAAGCTAGAGCCTTTGAAGAAGAACTAAAGATGTTGTTTATGACTACTGGCAAGATTGACGTTTGGAATAAAATTAAGGCCCGTCAAGACCAGATGGACATAGATGATGCTAGAGAACTCAGGGCTTTAGCAAAGGCAGAGAAAAAAGCCAAAGAAGAAGAAGAAGAAATGCAACAGTTAGCCATCATCATTGGTGGTGTAGCTTTTGTATGTTTGTTGGTGTTTATTGGTATCAGTGAGTTGATGGACTTCTGCCAAACCACTAAAAGGTGTGGAAGATGACTTGGCTTGATATAGTTCTTTGGTCTGCTGTACCTCTTAACTATTTCTTTTGGATAGTTATTTATCCATATTTGAGCAATGAATGAGTATCAGAAGACCTTTGACCTAGCCCTCAAGATATTCGTTTATGGATGTGTGGCTTTGTATTTCTTAGGTTTTCTAAAGTTCTTACCTGACGATTTGTCAGACAAGATAGTTAATCTCCTACTTGGAAAGGTTGGACTTGGTAAATGAAAGTGACACCTTATCAACATAATGCAAACATGCTTCGTGAATATCAGAAGGTTATTCATCAACAGCATTTAAAAGACTTAGAAAAGCTTAACCGCCAAACTGAAGAGAAGATTAAAGCTCAGTGGGTGAAGGCAAATTCTGTGGATGTAATGGTATGAAATATTTATTATTGTTATTGCTGCTCACTGGTTGTGAG